GACTACATTAGCAGACAAACCCTTATACTTCCTATGTAGAGCCTTGTCCTTTGCAGCAATCACAAGTTCTGCTTCATTTTGATGCAACCCTTCCAACATTTGAATAAACATGTTTTCTCTACGGTTACCTGTCAATTGAGGATTGCCACCCTTAATATAATGAAACAAAGTTCTTGCCTCATGTACAAGCATGTTATGCTCTGTTCCTTCTGGAGCATCATTTGGTGTGTATGGAACATCACCTTCTGGCAAATCCCATTCAATGTTGGGATCAAAAGACGACTTGAGAACCATTCTCAATGCGTCTGTATTGTGTTGTCTCAACAACTCAACCTTCTTATCTTTACTCTTCGCTTTCGCAACTTTGTCCAAAACCTCAGACATTAATGGTGTATATGGCATATTAAAAATCTCCTATGTTGTCCATCAAATCTTTTAACTTATTATCTATAAAATAATTTAGTAGTTTACTACGGTCACCTTCTGGTGCTTTTTGATATGACTCTATACATTCCAAAAACAACTCTTTAGGTGATTCTTTCAAATCAATCAGCTTCTGATTCCTTTGATAATTACGATACCAAGATGCTGCATAAAGCAATTCACCTTCATTCAGATCCTCTAAGATATCAGCAATCTTTTTCTTACTCAATGGACGCTGACGCAACCCATCAACAAACGTATTGTCCGGCGATAACACATTTGGAACACCATCACTTACATCACCCTTAAGAATATGTTCACAGAGATATTCATTAGGGTCAACACCATCCACAAACTTTTTCGTGATTGGACTGTATTGTGTGACGTTACTATATTTCTGCAACTGAACAAAGTCTTTGTCGCCGGACAGAATCAATGTCTTACCATTGTCAAATTCAAGTTCAAGACACAATGCAGCAATAATATCATCAGCCTCTGCACCGTATACCTCAAGAACCTTGTACGGAAAAAATTCTATGAGTTCATCTTTGACAGTGTTCAGACATTCAAAGATGTCACTCCAATTGTGACCAGAAGTTTCTCTGGTTTTCTTTCTACTGGCTTTGTACTCTGGAAAGAAATCACGTCTCCAATAGTGTCTGGAATCATAACAGATAACCAGCTCACCATACTCTTCATTAAACTTATGACGATACATACGAAGAGAATTAAGTATCATGTGACGCACCAAAGGCACATCAACACTATCACGTTTTGTGATGTTCAAGTGCATCATGACACTTGCAACACCAATTTGGTTCATATCAACTAAAATCATTTATGGTATCTCTTTTCAACACACGTCATCATATATGCGTCATTTGCTTCTGGTTCTGCAAGTTTTGCAAACTTTTCTAACTTCTCAAAGTTTCTATCAATATAATCAGAACAATCTTCATAGTTATTAAAAACCAGAGGCCGACCGTCTTGTTGGGTTATCTTTACAAAATCAGGGTACTGATGTTGGGGGTAAGACATTATAACTATAATTATTAATTCTTTCATACTTTCATATGAGCATTGAAGCTCATACTTCTTCTCTCACCTTCACTGTAAAAAGGATACACAAAATGTTTCAGATAAGACGGAAACAATAACATGGTTCCTACCTCTGGTTTGAACTTGATATTGTCACTTCTCATGTCTTGATTTTCACCATACATGAATTCAATCAATCCGTTTGAAGGATAGTGATCTTGATACTCTTTCCTTAACTCTTCTTCCATACCATCAGGAATTTTTAGATACACCACAGCAGAAATATCACCGCCATGATGATGATAAGGATTGTACTCTCCAGCATATTGACTGACAATCCAACTATGAACTAAATGAATGTTATCTACGGTAGGTTTTGTGTCACGTCCAGCCATCTTATACCAAAGATATGCTCGGTTCTTACTAATAATATAATTCAAGTATTCAAGACATTTCTCACGCATAATCTTAAAAAGAAATTCTTTTTCATCCTTATCAGAGATGGGTATCTGAACTTCACTGGTTACTTTACCAACAAGCTTGTGTGACCAATCCCACTTGGCAATGTACATGGAATCACTTAACACACTGTCACCAACTCTATTAATGATGTCAACAAATCTGTCGGATACTTGTGTCTCTAATATTGTTGGACTAAACACCTCATGGAACTTACTCTGTTTCTTTTTCATCTTCATCTTCATTCCGAAATCTTTTCAATGTATCACCTAATCTTCCTATATCTAAAATAAAGTGACGAGACTTTTGTTTTTCTTCAGGCTCTACTTCTTTAGTAAATTCTCGTATCAATTCAGACATTGGATGTTCTAAATCCATCTCTCTATATAGAGTGCTGCGAACAGATTCAATAATCCAACCCATATCTCTCAAAAAGTTTTCAGTATTAGTTTCAAATCCATTCTCATCTATAGTGTTAATCATCTGAATCAACAACCCTTCAGTCAGAGTATCACAGAACATTGCGTTCTCTTGGTCTTCAATGATTTTCTCATCTTGAAGAATAACTTCTCTCTTGGGCCTTGCCTTCCACGGCCCAGCAATCACGTTATTTTTCTGAATCGGTTCTTCGCACATGGTCACTTAACCACTCCTATCCAAATCAAACATTTCCTTTGTGTAAACACAATTGATATCTGGATACCAGACACCCACACTTCGTTTTGGCATACCCTTATATGGTCCTTCATGATAATATGCCATGGCTGCACAAATAAATTCCATTTTGTATTGTTGCCTTTCGCCATAAAACAAATCGTTCCACACTCCATCCTTTAGATATGCTTGCATATTTTTTACATATCCTTCATGGCTAATTCTACGGGAAGTTGCACCTTTAACATTGTTTCTTTCGTTTCTCTTTTCAGAAGAGATGAAATCTTTTTGTACCCTAATCCATTCCTTGATTTTATCAGGATGAAGTTCATAATCCTCATCCAAATCATGTAGAGATGGATGAAGACCAGTCTTACCATAGTTAGGATTCTTTTTTGCACGAGCCTCTCGTGCCTTCTTAAGACGTTCAGCAGCGGCCTGCCGTTGTTCCTCAGTCATAGGTTTACGTGGTTTGCGAGTCTTCTTTTTCTTAGAAGGATCAGACCAACCACTGTTCTGAGTTTTTGCACGAATTTTTTTAGCCACCAACATAACCTTTTAGATAATGAGCCAATAAACCATTTAGTAACAAAGTAAGACCAACAGCATTTACAATTAACAATGCGCGGTCATTCCAAAGAATTGAAACAATGAACCAACCAAAAAGACCTATACCATGAAATGCAAGGTTCCAAGGATATAAATTGTTTGCAGTCAAAAAAAGACCAACAATTAAAAATGCACTTGAAAGCCACTTGAGATACCAACTTGGTCCACTTGTAGGAGTAACAGTTTTTGTTGGTATTTCATGAGTCTTTAATTCAATTGTGCTAGTTCTTACACTAGAATCAGTATCCGAATTCAACTTTCCTTTTCTCCAAAGATTTCAAATAACGTCTACGACCAGCAGCCTTCGCCAGTCTTCGTTTCTCACCTTTTGACCTGAAACGTTCACGTTCTCGGATCTCAGTGTAGAAACCATCCTCTTGAAGTTTCTTCTTCAGAATTCTTAGAGCAACATCAACGTTATCATTACGAACTTCAACTTTCATCTTATCTCCTCATTTCAGTTATAATATCAAACCACAGATACAATGTCAATAGTTTTAATTGTGATTTCCCACTTTATATGCTTCACGTTCCAACCTTCGTTGCAGCTCTGCATTACGTTGTGCCACACCGCGTTTACAAGATGCATATGCGCCTTGATTTCTAACATAAGCATGACATGCATCAGTTGAATGCATAGGTTGTGGATTTTGCACAATAATCTGAGTCGGTTGCTGATTCTGACGATCAATGTTTCCACCAATCTGTGACCCAGCAATGGTGCCTAGTATTGCACCACCAATAGTTGCAACAGTCTTACCGTTACCACCACCAACTTGATTACCTAAAATACCACCGGCGACACCACCAAGTAATGCACCACCTTGTCGGTTCGTTACAGAGTTACAAGCTGTAAGAGTTAGACAAGACACCAAAGCGCCAACAATTAGAGCAGACTTCATTTATTCATTTCCTCAAATTTTATCAAACATTTATCACCGTCCGAATCGATTTTGGTTTTGATATATCCATCACGTTCCAACGTATCCAACAAATGGCTGATGATGTTTTTCGTTGAAAGATGACGACCCCAAACCCAACATAATATCATGCAAAAAAGCGCAAGTAATGTGTGTGTAAATGTATCCATTTTTACCTCATTGTTTTATATATGATAACAGATTAGTCTCTGTTTGTCAATACTAAAACCTAGTGACACTGTTAACCACACAGTTGGCCGTCGTGAAGAAAGAAGAAAATAATATAATTGATAGAACAAATCCTAATCCTACCCCAAAAACACATGCCTTTAAAATATCCCCATCGTACCATATAGGTCTGTACTTTAATGGGCCTTTAGTAAAGTTGCGAGCGCTCATTTTGTTGTCGCCCTATACACGCCATCCCAATCTTCAGGAAGGTCTTCTTTCTGTAATTGTTCTATTCTATCTCTCATCATGGCATAATAATCTTTCATCATGCCGTTGAACTCAAACTCTAAATCATCAAGCCATTTTGATGCCAACTGCCAAGCTTGTTTACGATAGAAAAACAAAAACTTCCCATGTTGTCTTTGCGCCATATCATAGTTCATCGTATTGAAAAGATTTTTATGAGTTCCTAAAGATGTGTAGATAGTGACACCTTCTGTTTTACCCTTCACTGCGATTTTATCTAATTCTAATACTACAAATTCACTCTCCATTTCCTTGGCGGTTTCTTCGCCAAGAATTATTTTCATACCATACTCTTTACTCTGCCCCTCAAGTCTGGCTGCAAGATTAACTGCATCTCCCAAACAACTATAATCAAATCTTTGATTACTACCCATGTTGCCCACGACTACATCTCCCGTATTTAATCCAATACCAATGTTTATAGGAAGAGATTCCTCTTTCTTCAGCTCCACGTTTAATCCCTCAAGATGTTTCAACATCTCATGAGAAGACTTAATTGCCAATCTACGTTGTTCTTTAACGTCTAATGGAGCATTCCAAAATGCCATTATGCAGTCACCCATATATTTATCTATTGTACCATCATTAGTCATGATGATATCTGTCATAGGAGTCAAAAACCTATTAATGAGCTTTGTTAATCCTTGTGGATCAGTTTTGAATTGTTCACTGATAGGTGTAAATCCTCGTATGTCACAAAACAATAATGTTAATTCTCTCGTCTCACCTCCTAATTTTAATAAGTCTGGATTCCTCTGTAACTTCTTAACCATTGCCGGTGCAAGATAATGTTCAAATTGTTTTTTGATTTCCATTCTCTTTTTGTGTTCTTCCATAAATCTCAAAAATGCTGCAATTGACCAAGCAAAGAATACTGTAATTACAGGGTAACTCCAATCCACCAAATAATCGTGTTTGGTGAAAAGGTGTGAACTTCCATAAAATAAACCCACAGCAGCTGCGGGCATGAGTGTTGCACCAAAATACCAAGGTAGCAATAACACAACAATCATCAATAAAAGTGCAAGACCAAACGATGAACCCAACTCGGCAAGGTTAGTCCAATATGGTCTAGTGATATTTCTGCCTGTCATCATTGTCGCAACAGAAGCACCAATAAGGTCATGTGAATAGATTACACCAACAGGCGTAGATACTGCACTGTCAAGGCCAGATGCTGTTATTGACACAATTACTATCTTGCCAGTCAGGTCTGGTAATTCCTCGTGCAATGCATGGACTGGAGTTTTCCATTTGAAGTCCAACCATATATTGCCATGTGCATCCGTATCAATCATCTTAAACTTAGGTATGCGTAATTTCTCAACACCTGCCACACCTGTTTTCATTTGATAAGATATATCACCGGCAACCATCCGTAATATTTCCGTGCTCATTGCTGGGTATAGTTGGTCACCCACTGCAACTACCAAGGGCATACGACGAACCACGCCGTCCTTCTCTGGTGCAATAATCATCATACCAACAGCATGTGATTTTTCTGCTAGTAAAGGTATAGGTCCGATTGCGCCTGGATACTGATATACCCAACCATTCCATGGCTCACCCACTGTTGCAACGCCTCGTATGACACCACTGTTATCTTTCTGTGTGGTAGGTATTTGTCCTATAATGGTTGGAGTTTGACTGAGAACATCTGCAAGTGAATCATCTCCACCAAATCTATCAGGTTGTGCAAAGAGTATAGGAAGCACAACCATACCCGCGCCAGCCTCATACAACCGTATTATTTCTTTGGATAACGTTTCTCTATTCCAGGGCCATTGACCTTTTTTATTTAGAGTTTCGTTATTGATTTCTATTGTAACAAGATTATCCAAGCTCTGTTCTGTCTGGTTTCTTTGGTGTTGGTCTAATGCCTTGAGTCTTACCACATCAAGAAACCACGGATCTGCAAAACGAATTCCACACAGAATCAGAATTACTGCAAATGATATAATCCATTTCTTCATGTCAGTTTCCTTGTGTCACCGAAACAGAGCACCCGCCACTTGTTTGACAATTTTGTGTTAACGAATAAGACTGTGCTGTGGTGCCTCGTTGTATGAGTGTAATATCTGTGTGATAACTACCTTGAAGATTAACTACTCCTGTATGTGCACCATCTCCTTTTTGCATAATCTCTTGTTCCCCACCATCAGTCCTTATGTCCATTCTCAAATCTTTATCACCATTTCCCTTTTGAGTAATAAAAGTGCTGTTATTATCACCGTTGTAATAGTATATCTGTGCATAGTGGTCAGCGTTACCTGTGCCTGTCTCTTGTCCTATCTTGATGTTATTACCGTTTGCATGTACATCTAGATTTATGGTGTGTCCACCATATTCTTGAGACTGTGAGCCTGAACATGTTGTGTCTGTGATGCTAGAAAATATTGCTCCCTGACAAACATGAATAGTATTACTGTTTCCAGGCATATGAAAACCTACTCTATTAGAATCTGAACCTGTGGTGTTGTACTGTTCAATTTTAAGTGTGTTGTTATTACCATCCAAGTCACCGCCCCATATTTTACCAGAACCCCAATAGGAAACCCAACTGATGGTATTATTGTTTCCCTCTTGTTTGAAATTTAGTTCATTACCAGTGCCTTCCATCGACAAATTGATAGAATTGTTATTACCGTCAATGTCTATACTGACAGTAGTATCTGTACTCGTACCAATCTGCTCAAGATACACGCTGTTTCCAGCAAGTGCTGTGCTACTCAGACTGATAGATAGTAATAGTGTTAGAAGCGTCCTCATCTCTCGTTGTTATCTCTGGCACAGGTATTCCGCCCTGTGTTAAATTTATTGTATATCCGTAATCGTTAATTAAATCTAGGTCTATCGTACTGTTGCCCACTCTCCGTATTATGCGTGTTGTGTTGCCGTCCACTATCGTATTGACCTGTGTTGCCCTGTTAAACCCACTGGTTCGGCCATCTATCAACTCTGCCTGTGCTAGGGCAAGAGCAATCTGGTCAAGGATGTTACCAAGTAACTCCACATCCAAATCGTTAATGTCCAACTCGTTAAACTCAAACAGGTCTTCTTCTAACTCGTTCTTGTCCAACCCTGTAAACTCAAGAAAATCAATATCCAGCAAATTCTTACTTTTCTTTGAATCACTAAGCAACGCTATAATCTTCTTTTTTGGTGGTCTGATAATCAATAAGTTGTTAATCTGATCCAGTGTTAAATCAAGTATCACTGGCTTGGATGGTTTTGCCTCTGCTGTACCAACCACTGTTGACTGAAATGCTTGGTTCATTATAACCTGTCCTACATCAGTATCCACAGATATCTTACCCACTGTCCCGTCAGCATTGGGTAGCAGAATAATTAAAGACTTACCAACCTCATCCACCGTCATACTGAATGCAGTTCCCAACACACCAATCCTTGCTGTCGGTGTCCGAATGTCTACATTCTGATTGCTCAGCTTCGCAATATTACCACTCGCATAACGCACTGTGCCAAGTGCAATATTCATAACCAACTTCGACCCCTTTCTAGAGTTGGGATCATAGATAAACTCATCGATAACCAAGGCACTGTGGGCACTCACTGCTACGTTGGTGTCATCTACGAACTTGATACCAACATCGCCTTTACCAGTTTTCACCGTGTCTTTGAACTCGATATCAGAACCCTTCTGTAGAACGGATTTCTCACCTGACCGTTCTACAGAAGCATTTCCTTTGTGTTTCACCACATTCCCAATAGCACCATAAGCACCGATGCTAAAGAGAATGAGACTAATCGTCCATAGTAACCGTAACACTGTGTCCTGATCCAACCGTTGTTATAGAGGTTGTGCCATCATGAGCACCACCTTGGGTAATCGAAAATGTACTAGAAGCACCTGTATGGTGTAAAGTAGTGTCTTGGTCAGCAGCGCCGGTATGAGTTGACGTAATAGTATTACTCGACCCAATAGCTGTGATATTCGTTATCTTCTTATCATCGCCAATCATACTTGCAGTGCTATTCTCATTCACGGTAATAGTATTGCTGTCACCTGTAGCAACGATATCAACATCAGCATCAGCGCCCGATGCAGTCTTTGCTACGTTCACGTTAGTGGTATTTGAATTACCAGTGAGTGTTTGAATGATACTGTTATCAGCAGAAGCACCTTGAGCTCCTACAGACACATTAGAAGTATTACTGTTACCTTCTTGTTTGAGAGTAAACGTCTGTGTTGCACCTACAACAGATGCGGCGATAGTGTTAGTGTTACCAATCTGGTCAATGTCCAATGTCTGATTGTCACCTGTTAAAGTAACGCCCGTTGTACCATCACCAAACTTATTAGTCTGTCCATCTTGATTGATGTTTGCAGTCAGGCTCGCACCAGACTGTGTTATGTAAACGTCACTTGCATAACTCACACTACACATAACGAAATAAGCGAGTATTGTAAGTATGCCCGTTCTCATAGTTCTTCCTCCTTTTTAAATTCCCATAATTCTTTTTTCTCGCCTTCCTTGATTATTTCAATAACCGATTGTTCGATTGCCTTCCTTACTGCATAGGTTGTGGACTCATTGTCCGTCATCCCTGCTTCTGTCTCCAGCAATTTAGTTCCCATATCCAAAAACTTAAAAACTGTTGCAGATAACTTTGTACTCAGAATAGTTTTCTGAGAACTAACTGCCAATAAAACTTCACCTGTCTGTACAGATATTAATCGTAAAGCCACTGTTACCATGTCCTTACGATATTCATCAGACATACCAATACCCAAATATCTTACACCCATACCACCTGTACTTGTATTGGTGTCATATCCAACTATACCTCCTGTCAGCAATACTCCTGCGAACAATAGAGGTTTAATCTTTTCTGCCTTATCTCCATCATAGTTCTTTCTTGTGTTTCGTATAATCTGTCTTTCTTTTAATAGATTTTCCAGTTCCATTCTTTCTATAACTTGAAACCACTCACCCTTACCTGCTTTCTTTAGGGCTTGGATTAACCATATATCTCCACCTTGTGTCACTGCACTACTTAGTAATGCAAGTGATGAACTCGATTTTCTTTGTCCTGTTACATCATTAAACTTATACACTGCGATTGGCACCTTACGAACAGGCGGTGTCATATTGTATAGTTCATTCACTAACGGCACAGTGCTTGGTGCAGGAGCATCCTGTGATTGGATGCTCGCGCAACTAGAAAGTAAAGTCGCCAACAGGAACAGTGATATTAGTCGAACTACCATTTGTATCCACAATTGTTAAATCTACGGTATCGCTGCTTTTGGTATAACTGATTGTTGTTCCCTCAAAAGTAACGGTGCCTGATGTTGAAGCATCTTCTCCAAACATACTGTCCACCAACTGCTTAGACAGTTGGGCGTATATTCTAGACTCTACGTTTTTCATAAATTTCGAAAGGTTCGTGTTTGCCGCGTCTCGTATTGCTTGACGTTCAGCAGATTCTTTCTTTTCCCTAAGTGCTTCACTTCTGGAAAACTCTTGATTTTCTATTGTCAACACATGTGCACTATACCCATTTCCATTAAAAGACGGTGATTTAAACGTATGTGTCATTTGAACTGCATGTGAGTTTACAGACAATAGACAGAGAAGAAAAAGTGAAGCTCTAAGCATCATCTTTTTCTACCTGTTTTCTTGATTCTTGTATTTCTATGATGGTGTGTATTTTTTGGTCGAGTCGAATCATGTCGTTGTCCAACATTCTTACTCGGTCAATCAAATGTATCAAAGTACCAAATGCTTTATCTAAACTTGGAAGAATGTTATTTGTAACAAACTTCCAAATATAAAAAATAAAATAACCCATACCCACAGCAACAACTATGGGTACACCATATTGATTTACTAACTCTACTACATTTATTAAATCCATAACTATTAGTCTTTTCTAGAATCGTCTTTCCCATCGGCAGCAGACATTCTTCGTGTATCGGGCTTTACTCCTAGCACATGACATACTAGAGCGTCTAACCTCACGATTTCATTATTAATAGTCTTTATACGGTTGTCTAAAGAAGAGATCATACCATTTAAACTTTCAGCACTACTCACAACCGAATCAAGTATATACTTTAACAATAATATGATAAAAAACCCGCCGATCACGACGGCCGCGATAGAAAAGCCGAGGTCAGCGATTAAGCTAAACGCTTCCATGAGCTCTCCATCTGTTATATTACTACGAACTATTTAGGAGTTTTTATCGTGTAATTGAACGAAATAGTCTGCATCAACCAAGACTAGAGGTTTAGTGTTATTACGTTTTAGAACTACGATTGGTTCATAATCACCAGCATTTTCTTTTGCTTGTTCATACGATTTCCAAACGTTAACACTTTCTTGATTTTTGCATTCAATAGAATAGGGGAACTTTGCTCTCGCAGCACGGGCCATGATGAGATCCTCACCACCCGCGCCCATGCTGCGAGATTCTATATCTTCTGGATGAACTTCTAATTTCTCAATAAGTAAATCACGAAACCATTGTTGAAGTCTACGTCCCTTTGCTTTAGCAGATTGTGTCTTCATCTTCCCAGTCAATTATCTCATCTTCAAAATCTGGGTCATCAATATCAGCTTTACAAAATGGACAATACATTACTCTATAATGATAATCGTCCATACTGTGTTTTATGATGAACTCAGCCTCACAAGAGACGCAGACTATGAGTTTCATTGAATCTCACAGAAACCTGCTGCACATGCAAGTTCTTGGGCACCAATTGTCATATCAGTTTGCTCATATTCTGACAGTTTCTCCCAGTCCACAGCTGCAGGCATACTCTTCAAAAGCATCTCATATTCTTGCTTTGTGCAATCCTGATAAGGTGCTTGTTTATATGTATGCTCTGCAAATGGAAGGAAACTGACACCACTCATATATTTGAAGTTATCGTATACCCACGACCCAACTTGCAACCATTCCTCTTCTTTAACAGAAATAGTCACAGAAGGCTTATGCTCGCACCAGTTTTCTTGATAAACTTTCCATAGTTTCAACTGTTCGATAGCAGACATGTCTGTGCGAAACACTGCACCAGAATCAACTTTCATGGGAAAAGAAAATACTGATGTATGACTTGGGTTCATAACATCATCTTCAACAGGAAACCCTTGATCCATCATCATTTTTGTCAACGGATCTTTCTTGTCACCACGCACAGTTCGCACATAATAAGGGTTGTGTCTTGCATGAATACCAGAGGCAGAGTCAGTCAATTGACTCACTGTACCAGATGGTTTTACACAAGTCACAGCAACGGACTGATTGATACCAAACTTCTTGGCAAATTCTTTATTCGTTTCTACGGCCACATCTCTTAGTTTTTGCAATCTAGAGGATAGTCCACCACTCTTACCATTTGTAAGTTTACAATCCATGATACCTGTAAGAGAAACACCAAGCAGCCTTTCTTCTTCACAGTTTCTTCTCCAAGACTTGGAGACATACTTAAAGTTTACAAGTGTTGATTGGAATGTACCAAGAATAGTTGCAAGTCTCACCTTCTCCAAAAGAGTCTCTTCTGTATCATGTACGCGAACTACAACCTCTGATAGATTACAGAACTCGCGGTTACGAAGAATGATTTCAGAACAAGGATTGGTGCCATACTCTTGACCCTCTACATCACGCCTACCATTCTTTGACGCCATCCAGTTGGCAGACTCACGATTAAAGATACCACGTTCACCAGACTTAGAATCATAGAGAGATTTCCACTCATCCATAAAAAGACCAATGTTTGGCTTTTCACTATAGCACGCAGAGTTGTTTGCAAGTGCACGCTGACCGCTCTCATTCCACCACTGTCCGGTCTTGGCATGCCGCATAAGGTCATCAGATAGGTTAGACAAACTAATCAGTGCAGAACGACGTACACCACCAACAACTACAACTTCTGCAATTTTGCAAACCACATCGTGTGCTTCTATAGAATATAACTTGCGGCCACCAGCATTCTTAAAAATATTGACAGTAAAATTAAATAGAGACTCAAGCGGTTCTGGACCACTAGCTCGTCCACCAAACGTCTTCAGCGGTGCACCAGCCGGTCTAATCTTACTTAAATCCCACCTTGGTATCTGTCCGACATATAACATACCAATGAGTTCTTTAAGTGCCTTAGCCCAACCCATCTTGGAATCAGCAACAGTAATAGTAGTGTCTGTTGTATGAAACTCATCAGCAATTACGGGAAGTTGAGAAACATATTGTTTTTCAACACTAAACCCAACACCAGTGCCATTCATAAGAACATAGAGAATTTCGTCAAATGCCTGTGGACGATCAACTGCTACATAGGAGCAATTGTAACCTGCGATGTTCTCACGTTTAAGTGCTTCACCAGCCGTCATCATACAACGCATGGACGGCATAACACGCTGACTAAGAACTGCATTTTCTAGTTCATCTCTCAACTTCTTTGTGAGGTCGAAGTTGGCTGTTTCCTTTAGGTGCTCGGTAAAAAAATCAAAATATCTAGCAACTGTCTCATCCCAAGTTTCGCGACGTTCTTTATCGGGCAACCATCTAGAATAACGGGACAGGTGAATGAACTCTTGGTACGATGTTGGCAAATAGTTACTAGGCATTTATCTTTCTCCATTCTGCTAGTTTTAGTTGTGCCTCCGCACCACTAAATGTATTGTTCTTTATGATTTCTTCTAAGTCTTGTTTAGTATACCCTGCAATAATCATATCATTAATATCTTTTTGTTTCACATGGTTTGGCCAGATAACAATTGTCTGACCTTGTGTTATTGTCTTCTCTATCTGTTTACAAATTTCTTTGTTTCGTGGCTCGTTATCATATATAATGACTAACTCACCGTCTATCAAATTTTTAGAAAAGTCTGCCCCAGCAACTGCAATGCAATTGTCAAGGAACATACTATCTATCGGTCCTTCAACGACGAAGATTTTTTTAGTTTTATCTACTCTATCTAGACCATAAATCTTGTCTGCGTTATCATCCAATTTGACAGTAATATATCTAGGTTGTTCAGAACCAAAGGCTCTACCTTGATACGCGAATACCTCACCATCCTCATTTCTAAAAGGAATCAATAACCTTGGATGATCACAACCCAAAGATGGAAATTTATTTTTTACTAGAAGGTTTGAAAATTCGTAAAAGTCCGGGCATAAGAACAGGTCTGCGCATCTCTCTTGAGGAATATTTCTCTTCCCAACCAATCCTCTCGCCGGATGAGACTTGGGAAGTTCTGAAATCGATTTGAGGTTTTTGAAAATATTCTTTTTAGGAAAGACAGGTGCATTGAATTTAAACTCCGGTTCTGGATTGTTAGTTTTGACGCCTTTTCGATAACGTTCCATTATATAGTCATCGTAAACTTTTGAGTTTACGTGCTTGATAAGATTTCCCAATGTTGTTCCAGCACCACAGTTGTGACACTTGAAAAACAAATCATTCTTTTTACGGTAAACGAATCCTCTGGCTTTTGTGCGAGACTTCTGTGAATCTCCACAATATGGACAACGAAAGTTCCACAAGTTCTCCCCTTTCTTTTTAAAAAGTGGAAGTTGTGTGCTTAGTATATTAAGGTATTTTGTATCGATATAAGACATTCAGGTATGATATCATATCTATCACAGAATGTCAAGTTCTAAGATTTTGTTGAGCACAAACCCAGCAATAATTGAAGCGCCAATAAGAACGTGACGCCATCTTTCTAAAATACCAACTCTGTCTCTGAGTTCATCACGTATGGCCTGAATTTCTTTATTCTGTTCTGCGTGTTGTGCAGCTGCAGCCACCATGATTTCTTTGGTATTAGTAGTTACTCTTGAATGAAGTTCAGAGATTTGTTTCAATAACTCTGAACGACGTGTTTCTATTTGTTGCTCTGCCTCTACAATTGCTTCTTCTTGTCTTGAAAGTTTTTCTTCATGTACGGCAAGCATACGATGAATGGAATTAGATACATCAGTTAGTTTCTCTATAGCGACATCCAGTCTTTCATGAATTTTTCTTTGGTCTTCTAGTTCCTTTTTGAGAAGTTTAACCTCAGTATCTAACTCATCCATCTTTCTCTAACCTTCAGATTTAAGAAGTGTTAGAGCACCCCAAGCAATCGCGGCCCAAAAAACGACGTTTGTTGGAACGACGGCCGAAAAAAATAATCCAAGGACGCCAACAGCAATAAGGGCGCCACCATCCCAAGAGGTTCTTTCTGATAGTCTGTTTGTAATCCAGTTCATTATAGATCTCCTGTTTGACTAGTTTTAGTAATGGAATTGTCACTATTATATGACTTTATATCGTTTGAAGTATTCCGAATAACAGAGTCATTTCGATACTCATTGAATGAAGCTTCACTATCAAATGTTCGGATTCTTGTTAAAGTCAACCCATCCGCCGATAATACATTAGTAAATGATACAGATTTACCTGTATCTTCATAGGTGCTTACAATGTGGTCCTTACAACTATCGTCGGCCATGGCCCAATCAACATCCGTACTAGGGCGAGTATATGTTATTATCTGTTTCCACGCCATTTTTTTCTCCATTAACTTTAATTATTTATCGTCTTGAGAATTTGAGTTTTCTAATTTTACCATTCTTTCTTCTAGGTTGTCCAGTTTTTTTGCAACATTTGGATACTTCTTTCTCCATGCCTCTTCTTCAGCAAGAATCTTTATGTTTAATTTCTTTGCTGCCCATGTAGACAACCCATCAACTTTTGCATAAGTCCAAATTCCAAGTTTTGTATCTGCAAACCAACTATTTGTAGCTTGCCCAAGTATGGCTCCTGCAATTGCTTGTACTGCCCAAAACCACATTTAATCAGGTGTCCCCACACAACAAGAACATTGGTCATCTGACGTACAACGACAAGGATTGCATGTGCAATATGAATTTTCACAAAGTTCGTTTTCACAAACATGATAATCGGTTACCTTTTTCATTTTTGATTTCCTTTTAATTGATTTTGTGTTTGAAAACATTTGTAAATATGTTGTAATTAATATTCCTGTCATGATTCATCATCAGAAGCAGGCCATCTTCCAAATGTTCTCACCGCCCAATAGGCAGGATATATTTTATATTTTCTTACAGAAGGTTGTGCGCTCTGCATGCCCCACAAAAAAATCCTATCTGAAAGTTTTCTTGCCCTTTTCCAAGTTTTTTTGTTCATGTTTTTAGAATGATAATAAGAACGCAAACTTGCATAAAGATGATCGTGAATTACCGCTGCACGAGCAACGTCCCAAGGAGAAATGATTCCCCACACTGCTCTAGGGACAGATGCCAAGTCAGTCTTCATTCCAACATCACAAGTTATTCTTCCTGTGTCTGCTATGTTGACACCAATCTCTTTGAGGATTTCTATATCATCCTTTGTCAATAGATGTGTTTTGAAAGATAATTGTTTTTCTAATTTCCATGTTTTAGGAGGTGTGAACTCTGCACTAATTTTAGCATTAAAATTACCCATTGTCATTCTTGCTTTTCCTTTTCTTGATTAGGAGTCACAGCCTTCTCATAGTAAATAATTATCTCCTTCTGCTGTTGTAAATATCTTTTTATCTCTGCCATATTCAAAGCCAGAGTTTCATAGTCCCTTACACTCAAAACATAACCAACCAAGTCTCCATTTTCTTTGATGAATTTGTTTTTGAATTTTTCAAAGTTCTGTTCAGTAACAACATAAAAATGTATATTATTCAACCGAACAGGACTCGGCCGATTCTGTATAGGAATCTTTCTCTCAACTTCTACTGTTTTAACTTCTACAGGAAGAACAGATCTCCAACTACTACAACCACTACTGAGTAGAAGTGCTGGAATCAGGAGACTCAATGACAGTAAGGTCTTCCAAAGATTTAAATAGTTTCTTTGTTCCATTGTTTATTCTTTTCTCTATTAAATTTGGTTTTTGCATACTTAACTTAGCCAAATCATGTTTACGCAACTTACCAATGAGAACATCTTTATATTCATTTGCTTGATCTAATTTAGACTGTAGTTCTCTATTTAGTTCTTCAAACTTTTGTTGGTCTTTAACCAACACATCGATAGTATTGCCTTGTTCCTCTGCTACTCCCTCTAACATCACATTATTTTCTGTAAGGGTTTGAATTCGTGATTGTGTATCTTTGTAGTAGTAATAACCACCATACACAACACCACCGACTAAACCAACAACAGCTATGAGAATATAAATTTTTAACATTGTAATTCCTATCCGTTATCAAACTGAAATGCGTTCCACCCCATGCCAGAAAGAGTAATACCATGAGAAGCTAGCACTGCTATCGGGTCTGTGGTGGCATCTTCATATAATATTCTGTCATTCGCATCAGCAGAAGTATCTTGTACCAGATGATCTCCAGCATTACTAGAAGAATCATCAGTTCCGTTTAAAGTAATTGGTGGAGTAACTTGTACTTGACCACTGGTGTCTGGTAGAACAATAACCCTATCTGCTGTTGGATCAGTTACAGAAAAAGTTGTTTCATGTGCATCAGCAGTTGCACCCTCAAATACAAAAGCATCCTCTACATTTACTGTAACCTTATTAACTGTTGTGGTTGTACCTGATACAGTAAAATCACCACCAACTGTAACATTTCCAGTTGTTGTTATAGTGTCAATAAACGCATCTTTCCAACGAACGCCAGTTGTCCCTAAATCTACATCACTATCTGTTTCAGGCCCAAACACACCATCTGAAACAAATACTTGTTCTGCATTAGCTGCATAAAAATGTATTTCATCAGCAGTCTCGAAATCAATCTTGGTCTGATCGTCTTCACCGATTTTGATATCAGTTGCAAGCAAAGATGTGATAGTAGTCTGTGCAGCAGCAAGTGCAAAATCAAAGGTTCCATCGCTATCTTGATAAGTTACAGTGATACCTGTCTCAGTATTGGAAGCAACCATTGCACCAACTGTATCCTCAATAACTTCTGTTAAGTCAATGTTAGCACTACCATCAAATGATACGCCATGAATGGTTCTAGCCGTTGCAAGTGCGGTTGCAGTGTCAGCATTACCTGTAACATCACCAGTAACGGCACCTGTCAATGCACCTACAAATCCTGTTGCAGTAATCTTACCAGTGCTAGGATTATATGTAAGTGTTCCATCAGATTCTAATCCAAGGTTACCACCATCAACATCACCACCAGCAGTAAACACAATCGCGTTGTTTTCATTCGTAGACTCATTGTCCGTAATCGTAACCGTTGTTGCTATTGCAGCTGTACCACTTGTATTCTGATTACCAGCAGTATTTACGCCGGGAAGGTTAATGTTAGCACTACCATCAAAAGACACTCCACCAATTGTTCTTGCAGTAGTTAGAGTTGCAGCACTTCCAGTGGTATCTTGATTGAGTGTACCAACAACGAAATCTAATGTGTTATCACCATCTTGATAAGTTACTGTTATTCCTGTTTCTGTATTGGAACTAACCATTGCCCCAACGGTATCAGAGATGAACTCATCTAGAGCAGTGCCATTAACCGTAATCGCATCTGCCTCTAGTGTGCCATCAATGTCTGCATTACCAGAAATGTCTAACGTGGCAGCATCTAATTCACCAGCCACAGTCAACACACCGTCAGCAACAGTCATCAGATCAGTATCATCACCGTGTCCTATTGTTGCACCATTGATAACAACATTATCAACAGTCAACGCAGTCAATGTGCCAAGTGAAGTTATATTACCTTGTGCGGCAGTTGTGAGTGTAACATCTGCAACATATGTCTTAATTCTTGATGCTGCTGTTTTTCTATTTGTACCTCCTGCACCATCATCAACAATAAATAGGTCAGCGTCAGCAATCGCAGCACCAATATCTGTACCACCATCAATATCCAAGTCTGCTATTGCAGAAGAACCGCCAGAAGCATCATCACCTACCCATTTACCAGCAGAGGAACTATATTTAAGAAACTTATCGTTTACCTTTGCAGTAGAACTTTGAACATCATCTAAGAATTCTAAACGAACTTCACCACCGCCGGCGCCAGTAAATCCCTGTTTTGATATATGATTTTGAACGTGAGTTTTGAATCTATCAAACTCTATCTTCAACTCCAAGAAAGGATCAATTTGTTCCTTAACTTCAGAAGGACTAGTCTTCTTAATAGTCTCAACAGTATTGTTAACAATACTCTGTTCTTCTATTTCTGGAATAGAAATTGTTTCAACAACAGGTTCAGGCTCTGGTTCTAATTCAACAACAGGTTCAGGAACAATCTCTGGTTTGATTTCAGTGACAATCTTTGGTGGGCCTTCCTCAACAAAGGAAGTCATTAGTTCAGATATGGAATCTACTTTTTTCTGTTGAACTACAGATGATTCTTTTGCTTCTTCAAAAGTGCTAGTTAATTGTGCAAATAAAGATGATATTTCACTATTTGGATCTTCAATCTTTTCTTTAATCTCTTGACGAGCAGATTGATCTTTTTTACGAATTACTTCTTTCTCTTCAGATAGAGCACTAAAGAAGTCCGCTAGTTCAGATTTTTTATCTTTATTTGACATTTCTCAACCACTGTTAGTTTATTAATATATTTATATGTCAAACTAATCTATCACATCAACCATGACACCAAACTCCATCTTTCACCTTTTGTGACAGGTTTTACCTCATGAGGAAACATGAAGTTAGATGGAAATATTATACCAGAACCAGCCTTAGTTTCATAGGTATTGTCAGCAACAATAAATTCACCACCTTCATAATCATCATTTATGAACAACAAAACTGTGGCCTGTGGATATCCATATTGTTGGCTATGAGAATGATGAATGTTATCGTGATGAAGAGACATGAAACCACCGACTCCATATCTATTAACACGAAAATCAGTATGATGAATACATGCGAACCTTTCATGTTCTATCGCATACAGTCGCATGATTTCTAGGACAGAATCTTTCACTCTAGGATATGGACGATTTAACTCATTCACCCAAACCTCATCCATTAAGACTCTGTTTTGACTATTTGATTTTACACCACTATCATTAGAGTATGTTGATTCTTTCCAATGCCAAGGATAACTTAAAATTTCTTTACATAAATCAGTAGGTATTACGTTCTCATAATACCCAATCCACTTATTCAGCATTATTTCTTATCTTTAAATTTGGAAAAAGTTTCAACCTTCTTCTTTGTTTTCTTCTTGTTTGCCTGAGCATATAAACGACGATAGTCTGGAACATCACCCAAATCTGCAACAGGAAAAATATGTCCAGCAGAAGGACCGACACCTACATATTCTTTAAAACGTTTCATTCTACTCTCCAACACCTGTTATGGTAACTTTTTTCTCAAGACTCCAAGAGTTTTGAATCCATCTTCTTTGGCTAAAATTGAATCATAACCACACAATTCTAAGAACGTAGCAAAGTCTTTATTGTCATACCAAAACTTATCAACTGTTTGAACTTTATCTCCAAAAGTTTTTTTCAATCTCATATAAACTGGTTTCAATTTTTCTAAATCTGTACTTTTAGATTTTTGTTTCATAATCAAGTTTAACAGTTCTGTTACTTTCATTCTTTTTTCTGAATTTCCTACATCAAAAGTATTAGTAGGATTATAATCAATTGAATCTACTTTTGCATTTTTACGGTAGTAGGCATAACCATCTGCAACCTTTTTATCATATGAAAACCAAACTATTGGCTTCTTACCATAAAGAGTATCGCCCTTATCAAATCCTCTATACAATTTTTTTTCATAAAATTGTTTGAAGCGTTTCATTACTGTGCTCTTTTTGATCTCATCGCTTCTAAACGTTCACGATGTTGTCTGTATGCTTTAGTTCTACCGTCAATAAGAGGAACCTTTCTCTTTTTCTTTTTAGGGTCAACACCGGGCTCTCCACTACCAGGATAATCAGGATGGTCCACACCTAGTCCAGCGATAGCACCACCACCAGCAGCATTGGCAGGGGCGTCTTCACCAATTCCTCTTTTATCTTTTTTTCTTCCATATTTCATTTCATATTCATGCTTTCTTGCTTTTTCTAGTTCATAAGCTTTATTTCTTTTCGCCATTCTGTCTTCACCAGCATTTTCTTCGATTTCCTGTCCTGTGTAGACATTTACCTCTTTCCAGATCTGTTTTATTGTTTTCATTGTTTCAAATCCTCTAATCCTACATAGATTTTTTCTTTTGTTTTTAGATGTATAACAGGGAAAATTTCAACACCCAACACGGTATCCACTGGTGCTTCATCATCATACACGACAACTTTGTCACCCTCTTTTGCAGTTAACTCTTCTTCTTCTGTGTTTAGAATATCGTTTGTTAAAGTGTATTCACCTTTGGGAAGAACTTCACCAAAACCAACAACCTGTTCAGATATGTTGTTATCTACTTCGTAACCTTCCTCTGCTAAATACTTTATAAATTGTTTCTCAAAAATATCTGGGTCATCCACAGATTCTTTGAACGTGTCTTTGAGAAGAAATAGAGCAGCAGCATAGGTTCCCAACTTAGTTCTGAGGCCAGGAACTTTTGCAAAAATTCTTTTGATGTTGAATACTAGTTTATGAAGAACAGTATATGCCGCTCTCTCTTCACTTGTCAAAAGAGGTTTTGGAACTGTTCTTTGAACTATACCTACTCTTTTCGGTTCTGTGACCATCACACGATGGCCGTTTTCATCTATAATACCCAACCG